CGCTGCTGCCAGAACTCTACGCCTACTGTGAGCAGGACGTTCGGGCGATGCGGGCCATCAGTTTAGGTTTGCGTCAACTAACTTCGGATGAATTGCTGGACTACCACGTCAACGAACGCATCAATGATCGCGGTGTGCTGGTCGATGTGGCGCTGGCTCGTGGTGCTGTCAAGTACGCCGCGCAGGAGGTCAAAGATATTCAAGAGATCGTCGTCGAGGTGACACGCGGCGCCGTGCCGACCGTGCGCTCACCGAAGATGCGCGACTGGGTGTACGAACGTCTGGATACTGAAGGCCGGTCGCTGATGCTGGTCGAGGGCAAGAAGTCCATCGACAAGACCGTGCGCGCCAACCTGCTGACGACCGACCTCGACTCGGATGTGCGCGAGGTCATCCAATGCGCCGACGATCTTTGGGCGTCGTCGGTCGCCAAGTTTCAACGCATGGCCGATCTTGCCGACGTTGAGGATCAGCGTGTCCGAGGCGCGTTTGTCTTCGCTGGCGGTTCGGCTACCGGGCGCGCGTCGTCCTACGGCCTGCAAGTCCACAACTTCGGACGCAAGTGCCACAAGGAACCCGAGGCTGTCCGCGCTGCCATCGTCGAGGGCCGGTCTGTCGTGCCTGAGTTTGGTGTACGCACTACGGACGTTCTCAAGACCATGCTGCGGCCCGCCATGCGCGGGCCTTTTACTGTGGCCGACTGGTCGGCTATTGAGGCGCGCCTGACGCCGTGGCTGTCCACCGAGGGTGACGAGGTGCTGGATGTGTTCCGCGCAGGCGGTGACATCTACGTCAACGAAGCCATGAAAATGTTCAAGGTACGCGAGGTAACGCCGGAGCAGAGACAGCAAGCGAAAGTGGCGGTTCTCGCTTGTTTTGGTCCACAAACCCGAGTGTTTACAAACAACGGGCTTAAGGCTATAGTGGAGGTTCAATCAACAGACCTTCTTTGGGACGGACAATCATGGGTGACGCATCAGGGAGTGATTTCAAAGGGGTTTCGCCAGACTATCAACGTGTGCGGCGCGGAAGTAACGCCGGAGCATTTGATAAGAACCCCGCAAACTTGGGTGCAGGCGAAGCAACTCGTTTCAAACAAACGATTGCTGACCCAAGCATTGGAAGTCGGTTCGGAGAACTTACCGTACTTGGCACCGAAATTCACAAGCAAGGCGCATGTCGGATGCGGCTTGTCCGCGTTCAATGTTCCTGCGGCGTTGGGCCGCATTTTGTCTACCTGTACAACCTTCTCAAAGGCGCGTCTACGCGGTGCCCTGCATGTGCAAAAAAGGCAACGGGTTTTTACCGAAAAGATTATTTTAAGTATGCCGACGCTTGCCCGGACGACGAGCATCGTAGGCGGTTACTTAACCGCTTGTCGGCCTGCAAGAATCGGTGCCACAACCCAAAAGACAGCGCTTACGCGAATTACGGTGGGCGGGGCATTACGTTGTACGAGCCTTGGCGCGTTGATAAAGCCGCGTTTCTTCGGTATGTGCTTACGTTGGATGGGTGGGATCTGCCTCGCCTCGAATTGGATCGCATCAACGTGGACAAAGGGTACGAACCCGACAATCTTCGGTTTATCACGCGCAAAGAAAACATGCAAAACAAGCGAAGCGTGCAAGAAATGCAACAGCGAATCCTTGCGCTTGAAGCCCGTATTCGACATCTTGAACAGCGGCCCAAGGAATCAATTCACGATCCTGACTGACGCTGGCGCGTTGATCGTACACAACTGCGGCTTTGGTGGCGGTCACAACGCTTTTGCGGCGATGGGCCGAGCCTACAACGTCAAGATGACCGAGGCCGAGGCGCGGCAGACAGTCGAGGCGTGGCGCCGCGCGAACGGCTGGGCCGTGCGCTATTGGTCGAATCTTGAATGGGCCTACAACGCCGCCATGCGGAACCCAGGCGAACACATCAAAGTTGCGCGGGTGACCTACTGTTTTAACGGTCAGCATCTATGGTACGCGCTCCCTTCGGGGCGTATCCTCTGCTACCCGTTTGCCCGCATCGAGGAGGACGGCATCACCTACGCGAAGGCCGCATGGAAGCCAGCCCAAGATGCAAAAGAATGGCCGCGCGCTCGACTCTGGAAGGGTCTGGCCTGCGAGAACATCACCCAAGCAGTTGCCAACGACTTGCTGCGCCATGCGTGCCGAGTGCTGGACAAGCAGGGCGCGCCGATTGTTCTCACAGTCCACGATGAAATCGTCGTCGAGGGTGAGTGCCCCGACCTAGAACGAATCATGTGTACCCCGCCCGCGTGGGCGGCGGATTTGCCATTAAAGGCCGAGATCAAAACAATGGAGCGGTATGGAAAATAGTTTTGTTGAGTGGTATACGTCGCTTGCGCCAGAAGGTGAAACAGCGTTATTGGTAAAACAAAAGCCCAAGGGGGATAGTTTTACTTACCCTGCTTTTTTGCCATCTAAATATACTAAAGGGGGCGCCGTTTACGGCAACACCGGCTCGTACATCCTCGACCGTTTCAGGGATGGCCATGTCTCAGCGTCGAGCGCCAACATCGAGCACGTTTTGGTCATGGTGCTGGACGACATTGGCACCAAGAGCAAGGAACCCCCGCTGCCCCCGACGTGGATCATGGAGACCTCGCCGGGTAACTTTCAATGGGGCTACACGTTCAGCGTACAGCCCACAAAGCACGAGTTTGCCGCCGCCATCATCGCCATCGCCGCTGCTGGCTACACCGACCCAGGCGCCATCAACCCTGTTCGCAACTTCCGCCTGCCGGGTTCAATCAACCACAAGAACGGTTTTGAGTCCCGGCTGGTCGAGATGCACAAGGCTCGGGAGTACACGCTAGAGGAAATCTGCACCGCCCTTGATGTGACGCCTGCCGAGGCGAACAGCGGCAGCGTGGCGAGCGTGGTTGTGGACGCCGCGCCCGACGATGTGATCGAATGGCTGTCAGGCCGTGGCGAGGTGCTGGAGCGTGGCAACAGCAGCGGCTGGTGGGGCGTCAAATGCCCGAACAGCGTCGAGCACTCGGATGACCAGATTGGCGCGCGTTACCTGCCCGCCACCCGCGCGTTCGCGTGCTTTCACGGTCACTGTCAGCACTGGGACTCTGAAGCATTCTTAGCATGGGTGGCCGCCGAGGGGGGTCCGCGTCATGCCCACGGGTTCCGGTCTGAATTGATGGCGCAGGCGATGCGCGCCGTTTCGGACAAACTGAACCCTTCCCCAGAGTTCCCCGACCGTGCCGCCGAGATCGTTGCGTCGGTCGAACAGCGCGAGCTAGGCCGGATGGAAAAGGCCGACTGGTGGGCCAAGTGGGCTTATGTGCAGGACGACGAGTCGTTTTTCAGCCTTGATGATCGGCGCCTAATCTCACGCCAGACGTTTAATGCTATCTATCGCCATATCCCATGCACATCTATCCACGGTGCCAAACCGCGCCGTGTCGAGGCGTCTATCTGTTTCGACGAAAACCGTCAGGCCAACGGCGCACACAGTCTGACCGGCATCACTTACGCTGCGGGATCGTCCATGCTGGTGACGCGAGAGGGTCTGGTCTACGGAAATAGATGGCGCGACCAGCGCCCCGAGCCGATCCCTGGTGACGCTAGCCCTTGGCTGCGCCATGTAGAGCGCATGATCCCCGACGCCGATGAGCGCGCCCACTTCCTGAGTGTGCTGGCCCATAAGGTGCAATACCCGGGCATCAAGATAAACCACGCCATCTTGATTGGCGGAAATCACGGCAGCGGAAAAGACACCCTGATGGCGCCCTTCTTTTGGGCAATTGGCGGTGCCACGAAGTCGAATTGTTCACTGGTCAAGAATGACGAACTCACCTCCCAATGGGGTTACGCGCTCGAATGTGAAGTGATGGAAATAGCAGAATTGCGCCAATCCCAGGCGCAAGACCGACGCGCCATTGAAAACACCCTTAAACCCCTTATCGCCGCGCCCCCCGAACTGCTTCCCGTCAACCGCAAGGGGTTGCACCCCTATCTGGCGCTCAATAGGATTCTGGTTGTCGCCTTCACAAACGAACGCGGCGCCATCAGTCTCCCTTCCGAGGATCGCCGGTGGTTTGTCCTTTGGTGCGACGCCGACCGCCTCTCCGAGGCCGACGCCACGTCCCTTTGGACGTGGTACACACGCCAAGATGGTTTCGCCATCGTCGCGCATTACCTCGCCGCGCTTGATGTGTCCGCATGGTGCCCAACAGCTCCGCCTCCCATGACAGAGGCCAAAGCGATCCTCATAGACGCTGCGATGTCGCCCGCAGAGGCCGTGCTAGTGGCCGCCATCAAGGGGCGTGTGGGCGATTTTAAGTCGGGCGTCATTTGCTCACCATTCCACCAAATCCTTGACCGTGTGCAATACCCCGCGCACGTCAAGACGCCGCCGCAGGCCGCGCTGTTTCACGCGCTCAAGGAGGCGGGCTGGGTTGATATGGGTCGCCTACACTCGCGCGAATTCAACAGCAAGAAGCACATTTTCCGCGCGCCGGAGCTGGCCGGAGTATCTAAGTCTGATCTGCGCGCTATGGTCGAAAAAAGACCCGCCGAAGCGGGTCATTAAAGGTCGAGGAGCAATGCGATTATAGCGGCGAGCACCGCCGCTATTATGAGCATTGCCAATCCACTAGTTCTGACACGTGAGGCCCCGCCACTATCCGCCCGGATTCGTCACGCATAACGCGCAGGAACCCGCCCGGCGGGTAAGGTTCGTCGGCCCATGAGTGAAAACTGATTCGGTTTCTATACGTGGCGAATGGCGTTTTTACGATGTAGGTGGCAATCATTCTGTAGTCTCCTCGCAGATAGGTTGCGTCGGGTCATAGTGTGTCGTTGGCCGATCATTAAGTGGCTCGAAACGCGCGACGCAAGACGGCATAATCTTTTCGTTCAGCATCTCGTACTGCCGCACGTACTCACCCGTTGACTCCGCCCGCGTCGGGTACTGCCGCGCCATATTCAGTTTGGGCGTGTCGGGCTTGAACTTGCGCCCTTTACCCTTGGCCTTGATGCTGGCGCAGAGCGCGCGCACGTTCTCCGCGTTTTCTGGCTGCAGGGTGAATTCTGTTCCGTCGATGTGTAGTGTGATCATTTTTGTCCTTTCCAGGTCAAATAGTCGGGCCATGCCTCTGGTTGTACGTCTATCTTGAACGCGGCAGCAGCGCGCAGCGCGTCGGCGATAGGCCGATCGGAGCATATTGGCATGCCCTGCACAATGATGGCACCGTTAAACGTCAAAAACCCCTTCATGGTTTCATCCCCCAAAAGTAAACGATAAGTGGTGCCGCGAGGATAGCGGCGCCGATAGTGGCGAGCGCCAGGTCAATCAAGAATTTTTTCATGGTTACCCCCTCAAAATTGGGCAAAAACCAAACAATAACCGGACATTCCCACATACGCCGGAGAGTTCTCACATATCCAATCCCCAACGTCCTCATCGGTCATGTCGCCAAGCAAGTAGTCGCGCCGCACATCGTCAAACGTGCTCTCTGTGTACTCGCAACATAGCGCGATCACGTCCAGTTCGTAGTCTGGCGCGGCATCCTCCAGATAATCAAACAGCATACGCTTCGCGTCGTAGCTGAACTGGTCTTGCCGGTCGTGCGCCCGGAAGGCGTCTTGGAAATCGCGAAAGTTGACGGTTTGGTACATGGTCAGGCTCCTTTCAGAGACAAAAATCAGCAAGCGAGCGAGCGAACAAGTAATGCTTGAGCCCGAGCACTTCAAAGATAGGCGTGAGCGGATCGCCCGGTTGCGACTGGTCGATGCGCGCGTCTAGGTACCGGATGGCAACATATTGCCCGATGTGCAAGTCGCTGTTAGGGATGTTGACGGCAATGCGCGCAGTCTTGAACAAGCGATATTTCCCCGGGTTTTGGTCAAAGTCTGATTGAGAGTAGCGGTTCATTTTTTGCCTTTCGTTGGGTCAATACGCGGCGAGAAACGAGATAGCGCGAAATGAGCGGTGGGCTCGTCGGACTGAAACAGCGTAAGCCATTGTTCGGCGGTGGCGGCATCGCACATGCGCTCAATGCGCCAGCAGACGGTAATAGGGTTAAAGCGCCAAAGGTTCATTTTTTGCTCCTGTTTTGTGGGTCATCCGTTGATCGGATAGCTAGACTGTAAAGCATTTCTTTATTGTTGCGCAACTATTTTTTGTGGGTCATGTGTGTCGCGTGTGGTCAGCGTGTGGGTCGATGGTTTGATGGGGCTACGCCCCGTGTGTGTCATGTGGGTCATCTGTTTTATCTATCTATAGGGGGTCACATAGGATATAGGAGATATGAGCATCGGGGCGCTGTACGCTGCGCACAGCCGCAGACTAAAAAAAGCATGACCCACATGACCCACACGCTAACCCATTGATTTATAAAGCGTTTTCGGTATTTAGGGGTGCCCACACGCGACCCACACGGATGACCACACATTAGGCGCCAGTTAGCAGAACCATTTTGCTACTTGTGTGGGCGTGGCACACCTGACACACGCTAGGAGACGGCATAACGCGTGCATGGCGCGCGTGGGCCGTGGCGCACATGGCACACATGACACACGCTGCCGCCAGCCAAGCGGCGCCGGGCTTCGAGGCTGGTGGGCGTGGCACACATGGCCCACATTTGAAAATTGGAAGGGGGGGGTAGGGCCGACGCAAAGGGCCAACGGCTACGGAGCGTCCAGCAACAATTTTTATTTTTTTTGGTATAGTCGCAGCCATGTTCATGTCTTTACCGTACGAACCCCGGCGCATACAGGCCACCGAAGCCCGCTTGGAGCGGATATACGCCGCAGCCAAGCGTGGGCTAAAGGGTGAATCGCTGGCGATCTCAGCAGGTATGCTTCCCGCAGAATTCAACCAGATTTCGCAACTCGACCCTCTGGTTAACCTCGCCGCGCAAAAAGGCCGCGCCGACGCCGAACAGGAGTTGTCGGATGTGCTGCACACGGCGGCGCTGGCGGGCGACGCTAAGATGGCTCTGGAAATACTCAAGCACCAGCACGGGTGGGTCGCCAAGCAACAGATTGAAGTCAATCAGGTTATTTCGATTACCGCCGCGCTTCAAGAAGCAGAGCAGCGGGTAATTAACATGGGCGAAATCAATGCAGACGACGATCTATTCAGCGACGGACGAACAAGCCTTAATGGCGAGGCTGTGGACGCCGTCCATAAAGAATGACCCGCTGGCGTTTGTAATGCTGGTATTCCCGTGGGGGAAAGCTGGCACACCTTTGGAACATTTCAGCGGCCCGCGCAAATGGCAGCGGGAAGTGCTGTCGGCGCTCAAAGAACACATCAAGCAGAACAACGGCAAGGTTGACTTCGACACGCTCAGATTAGCGGTGGCGTCAGGGCGGGGTATCGGCAAGTCGGCCTTGGTTAGTTGGCTGACGATCTGGATGCTGTCCACGCGGATCGGCTCGACGACGATCATCTCGGCCAACTCGGAGTCACAACTCCGATCAGTCACCTGGGCTGAGATTACCAAGTGGTTGGCAATGTCGATCAATAGCCATTGGTTCGAGGTATCGGCTACACGGCTGATGCCCGCCAAGTGGCTGACTGAACTGGTTGAGCGTGATCTGAAAAAGGGAACGCGTTACTGGGGCGTCGAGGGTCGGCTATGGTCGGCCGAGAATCCTGACGCCTACGCAGGCGTACACAACTACGACGGCGTGATGGTGGTGTTCGACGAAGCCAGTGGTATTGACGATGCGATCTGGTCGGTGACGGGCGGCTTTTTCACAGAGAACACGCCGAACAGGTTCTGGCTGGCGTTCAGTAACCCACGACGTAATACTGGGTACTTCTACGAAGCATTCAACAGCAAGCGGGACTTCTGGGCTGGCAAGCAAGTAGACGCTAGAACAGTAGAAGGTACTGACAAGCAGGTCTACGAGCAGATCATCGCTGAATACGGGTCAGACTCGTACCAGGCGCACGTTGAGGTGTACGGGTCGTTCCCTAACGCAAGCGACGACCAGTTCATCGGAGCGAGTCTGGTGGACGACGCGATGGCTAGGGAGAAGTACAAGGATCAAAGTGCCCCCATCATCGTCGGTGTAGACCCAGCCCGCTTCGGCGCTGACTCGACGGTGATCGCCATACGGCAAGGCCGGGACATCGTGACGATCAAACGGTACAAGGGCGACGATACGATGACGGTAGTCGGCCATGTGATCGACGTGATCGAGGAGTACAAGCCTGCGCTGGTGGTCATCGACGAAGGCGGGCTAGGCGCGGGTATTGTTGACCGGCTCAAGGAGCAGCGGTACAAGATCAAGGGGATCAACTTTGGCAACAAGTCGAAGAACCCGATCATGTACGGCAATATGAGGGCGCAGATGTGGGGTGAAATGCGGGAGTGGCTGAAATCGGCCAGCATACCCAAAGATAAATTCTTGAAAACCGATTTGATTTCGCCTATGATGAAGCCGGATTCAAGAGGTACAATCTTTCTTGAAAGCAAAAAAGAGATGAAATCTCGCGGTCTTGCTTCGCCAGACGCAGCAGATGCGCTGGCCGTGACCTTTGCTTTCCCCGTGGCTCATCGTGAGTACAATGAGCCTACTCGCCGCTCATCATACCAAAACGGCGGCGTCTTAACTTCTTGGATGGGTTCATAAAATGGGTAATACCAAATCTCTCGGCATCGCTTACATCGACCAAGACATCAGCGGTTCGTCGGTCATCGAGTCGGACGCTGTGCTGGGCTACACCGCCGCCGCACAGGGCGCAGTTACGCAAGCGACCAGCAAGTCAACCGCCGTGACGCTGAACAAGTCGGCTGGCCGGATCACAATGAACGGCGCTGCGCTGGCGGGTAATGCGGCGGTATCGTTTACGCTGAACAACATATACATTAGCAGCAACGACATTCTTATCATGTGCGTGTCAGGCGGCTCGATTGCAGACGCTACGACCTACACCTGCTACGTCAACACGATGGGCGTTGGCACGGCCAGCATCACGCTGCGTAACTTGACCGCCGTTTCTCAGTCTGAAGCGGTCATTATCAACTTTGCGCTGATCCATTGTGCTTAAAAAATCACCTACCCCAAAAGCGTTCAAAGAGAACGTCAAAACGGAGGTGAAGGCGGGCAAGCCTGTGAAACAGGCTGTCGCCATCGCTTATTCTACCCAACGGGCATCGGCCCCAAAGAAAAAGTAAATGGCATACAACGGCGATGTGAAGTCCGCTGGCGTAGTAGCCAGCGGCGACACCAAGAAGGACACTCTTGATGTGATGCGTAGCCGTTTTACTATGGCAGTTTCTGCTTATGGTGAATCCCGCGAAGATGAATTGGACGACCTGCGGTTCCTCGCAGCCAGCCCAGACAACCAATGGCAATGGCCTGCGGACGTTCTGGCAACTCGGGGGTCGATCCAAGGGCAGACGATCAACGCACGCCCGTGCCTGACAATCAACAAACTGCCGCAGCACGTCAAGCAAGTCACTAACGACCAGCGCCAGAACCGGCCATCTGGCAAGGTCATCCCAGCGGATGACAAAGCCGACATCGAGGTTGCGGAGATTTTCGAGGGCATTGTGCGGCATATTGAGTACATCTCGGATGCTGACGTAGCCTACGACACCGCCTGCGACAACCAGGTGACCTACGGGGAAGGGTACATCCGGCTGGCTACGGAATACTGCCGAGAGGACAGTTTCGACCAAGACATAAGAATTTGTCGAGTTCGAAACTCGTTTTCGGTCTACATGGATCCAACGATTCAAGACCCGTGCGGATCAGACGCCGAATGGTGTTTTATTACCGAAGATTTGACAAAAGACGAATATCACCGTCAGTTTCCTGACGCTTTGCCTATTTCAACGCTTATGGCGCGGGGTATTGGCGACCAATCGCTGTCGCAATGGATCAGCGAAGACACGATACGCATCGCGGAGTACTTTTACGTTGAACACAAGTCCCAGACGCTGAACCTGTACCACGGCAACGTGTCGGCGTTGGAAAATACTCCCGAAGACAAGCAAATGAAGGCGATGGGGATGGTTCCCATCAAGACTCGGCAGTCTGACACCAAGGTAATCAAGTGGTGCAAGACCAATGGTGCTGAGTTCATGGAGGAAAAAGAATGGGCGGGCAAGTGGATTCCGGTCATTCGCGTAGTTGGCAACGAATTTGAGGTTGACGGGCATTTGTATGTCAGCGGTTTGGTGCGAAATGCCAAGGACGCGCAGCGGATGTACAACTATTGGGTCAGCCAAGAGGCAGAAATGCTTGCTTTGGCCCCAAAAGCACCTTTCATTGGCTATGGTGGTCAGTTTGAAGGGTATGAACAGCAATGGAAAACCGCAAATACGACGAATTGGCCGTATTTGGAGGTAAATCCAGACGTTACGGACGGGCAAGGAAGTGTTTTGCCGCTTCCGCAGCGTGCCCAGCCACCTATGGCTTCGTCTGGGCTGTTGCAGGCCAAAGCAGGCGCTTCCGACGACATCAAGTCCACTACAGGCCAGTACGATTCAAGTCTCGGTGCCACAAGCAACGAGCGTTCGGGCAAGGCTATTCTGGCTCGGGAGAAGCAAGGCGATACTGGAACGTACCACTTTGTTGACAATCTGGCACGCGCTATCCGGTACACGACCCGTCAAGTTATCGACTTGATCCCCAAAATATATGATACCGAGCGCATCGCGCGCATCATTGGTGTAGACGGTGAGACGGGTATGGCAAAGATCAACCCGAATCAGCCCGAGCCGGTCAAGAAGATCGTCGATCAATCTGGCATCGTCATTGAGAAGATTTACAACCCAAGCGTTGGCATCTACGACGTTTGCGTCACGACCGGCCCGTCGTACATGACCAAGCGTCAAGAGTCGATGGAAGCCATGAGCCAACTGTTGCAGGGCAACCCTCAACTGTGGGCCGTCGCTGGCGACCTGTTCATCAAGAATATGGATTGGCCTGGCGCGCAGGAAATGGCGAAACGGTTTGCCAAGACCATTGATCCTAAATTGTTGGCCGATCCAGAAGACGATCCAGCACTTGCCGCGGCTCAACAGCAAATTGAGGCGATGGGTAAGGAGATGGAGCAGATGCACTCTATGATCCAGAATATCAGCAAGTCTTTTGAGTCCCGTGACGCAAAAGTCAAAGAATTTGAGGCTTCTGTCAAAGCATACGACGCAGAAACCAAGCGCATCACAGCGGTGCAGGCATCCATGTCGCCAGAGCAGATTCAAGATATTGTGATGGGCACCGTCCACGGCATGATTACCAGCGGCGACCTGATTGGCGAGATGCCCGGCCAAGATACTGATGTAGGGCCAGAAGCGCCGCAGGAAAGCATGGAACAGCAACCCCCGCCCGAGATGCAAGGAGCGCCTCAATGACCCCCGCACAATTCGTAGGGATGTTGTTTCTTGGGCGGGATGTAGCGCATAGCGTACACCTCAACACCCGCAGTTTCAGCAAGCACATGGCGCTGAACACGTTTTACAATGAAATTGTGGAACTGGCAGATACGTTTACTGAGGCGTATCAGGGCAGGCACGGGTTGGTAGGTCAGATTGCTGTTCCTGCCAACAAGAAAGCAGCAAACATCATCGAGTTTTTGCAGTCTCAACTCGATGAAATTGAGGTTGTTCGGTACGATGTCGTGGACAGAAAAGACACCGCGATCCAAAATCTGATCGACGAAATTGTGGCGCTATACTTGTCCACGCTGTACAAATTGAGGTTCTTGGCATGACCATTGCGCTCAATACCACGCTGCGTAACAACCGCGCAAACCAGATTACCACTTTTGCGAGTACAAGCGCAAAATTGCGTTTTTACACCGCAGGATATGGTACGCAATTGGCTGAATGTGTTTGCAATGCTACCGCTTTTGCTGCTGCGGCGTCTGGCGGTGTGTTGACGTTGAACGCCATATCGGTCGGCACGGCGACAGCCGCAGGTACAGCGGCTATCGCCCGTATTTACAAATCGGATGGCACAACAATGGTGATTGAAGGTCTGACGGTTGGCGTGTCAGGCAGCAACATTATCATTACCAACACGACCGTTTCCATCAACGACACCGTAACGGTTACCGCAGCCACGATCACAGAGGGCAATGCTTAAATGGCACTCTACGCAGACCGTGTAAAGGACAGTACCTCAATCACGGGTACTGGTGCGATCACGCTGAGTGGGACTGCGCCTACGGGGTATCAGACCTTTGCCACGGCGTTTGGCTCGACCGCACTTACGGTTGCGTACTGTATTGCTGACCAGACCGGCGCAAACTGGGAGGTCGGCACCGGCGTGTTTAACGGCACCACCGGCCTGACCCGTGTGACCGTGCTGGGGTCGAGCAATGCTGGCGCGTTGGTAAGTTTCACGGGCGGCACACAAGATGTGTTCTGTACTGCGCCAGCAAATTACCTTAATATTTTTACCAGCACCACTCAGGGAACAGTTCCTGCGTCTGGCGGCGGTACGACTAACTTTTTGCGGGCAGATGGGACGTTTGCCGCGCCATCCGCAACGGCCCCCGCTGGCTCCACGACCCAGATTCAGTACAACAACGCTGGGGCATTTGGTGCAGATTCCGGTTTTACTTATACGGGCACAGGCACATCCGGCAATCTAACAGTTGCAAATTTAACGGGCGTAACTTCTTCTACTGCTGGAAACTCCCCGAATTTTTATTTAATTGCTGGCGCAGCGGCGGCTATTCAAAATGGGGGCGTAACTCGATTGTTTGGTGCGGCAGCAACAGGATCAGGAAAGGCCGGTGGGTCGCTTAATTTGCAAGGTGGAGCGTCTACTGCGGGAACCGGAGGTATTTTGCAATTTGCATCCGGCGCCGGAGTAATTGGTGGTGCAGTAAGTATTACCAGCGGAGCGGGAACCACAGGATCATCTGGCAATTTAACCATTACTACTGGTATTGGAGCAACCATTGGAACATTGACCATTTCTGGAGGACAGCCAACTGGTTCTGCTGCTGGTGGAAATCTGATTTTTAATGGTGGAACCAGTATCGGTGCTTCAGTTGGTGGAAATTTAACCTTTAACGGTGGTTTGTCTGCGTCAGGAAACGGTGGACAATTGACTTTAACTGGTGGCATTTCTAACAGTTATGGCGCAAATCCAGCCTTTGCAACATTTGATGGCGGGCTGTCAACAGGCGCAGGATCAAACATTAATTTTCAAGCCGGTGATGCTGGTTTGGGTTCTAACGCAAATCCCGGAAATATTACATTTACAACCGGATTGATAGATGCGTTTGGCGGCGCTGGGACATCAGGTGGATATTTTGCAGTTGTAAATCAAAACAACCCATCTACACCTTTCAAAATTGCTGTTAGTGCGGATGGAACACAAGACCAAATTGGGTTTTTTAGTGTGACTCCTATTGCAAAACCAACAGTTATAGGATCGCGTGCTACTGGTGTTGCACTTCAAAATTTGTTAACTAAACTGGCCAACCTTGGTTTGATTACGGATTCAACAACGACATAATTATGGCAATAATTAAATCAATTACGCTTAAATCAGGCCTTGTTGTGTCTTATCACAAAGTTGTGTCTGTTGCAATTAACAATAATTTTGGAATTGAAAAAGTTGTTGCATCATTTGCATCGTGGGTTGATGAAACTTTTGCCAAAAATAATTCAGAAGTTCCAGCACATCGTATAGGAGCAATTCTTGCTGTTACTCCTCAATCGGGTATGTTTAATCTGGCAGAAATTGCGGTAGTTGCTGATCCTGATAGTTCATTGTTCGGCGGCACCGTCACCGCTGACGTAGTGCTAACCGATCTGGAACAGGCCAAGGCCAAACGCAAGTTGACAATTGAGTCGGCAAAGAACATCGAAATGTACGCCCCCAAGACCACATCCTTGGGTGTGTTTGACTCGACCGACGCAGACAACAACAAACTGTCTATCGTGATTCAAGTGACCCAACTGGCAGAGGCAAAAGGCTTGCCAGCAGTTGCTGGGTTCAAGGACACCAACGGCGTGTGGTCTTCCTACACTTTAGAGCAGTTGGGTCAGATCGCGTTGGAGATGACGGCGCAAGTTTTGCCGTTGTACGAAAAGGAAGCCGCCAAGTTTGCCGAGATTGACGCAGCGGTTGATGTGGCTGCGGTTGAGGCTGTGGCTTGGTAAATGCTAGGCTTCGCACCTATCTCGGCATTGCCCATATCGGCTATAGTCGTGGTAACTCCTACCCCGCCTGTTACGGGGTACGTTGAAACGCTTATCGTCCTGCGGACGTTTACAGACAGAAAGAGGATTTGATGTCCACCAACCTTAAAGCAATCACGACCCGATTGGGGTATCAGCAGATCACATCGTTGTCTGCTTCGACCGCCCTGACCGTGCCGAT